GTGCGACTCGGTCGAGATTGACGAGACCTTCGCCGATGTCGACTCCACCGCGTTCGGCTCGGGCAGCAAGACCCGCCTTGCGGGTCTCGGAGACCACAAGCTCACGCTAGAGCTCCAGCAGGACTTCGCGGGCAGCGCCGTCGAGGCGACGATCTATCCCCTCCTCTCCACCGTCGCCACCGTCCAGGTCCTGCCCGTGGCGGGCACGACCTCGACCACGAACCCGTCGTACACGATGAATGCGCTCGTTACCGACTGGAAGCCGCTCGCCGGCAAGATCGGAGACCTTGAGAAGGTCAGCGTTACCTGGCCGATCAGCGGACCAGTCACGAAGGCCACCTCATAGTGGCAAGTGGCAAGGCACCCAACCCATTCTCCCGCAAGGTTATCTACATCTCCAAGGTGGACGGCACGGTCGTTCGGACTTCGTGCCGTGCCTCCGTGGAGGTCGCGTTCGAAGAGAAGTACCACGCTGGCCTGGGCACCGCGTTCAACGGCGAGGATGCCGCAACGCGTTCATACTGGCTGGCGTGGGAGGCAGAGCGTCGCTGGGGCCGCGCAGACGGCGGACCGCCCGCGGACTTCCCGACGTTTGAGGCGTGGCTCGATACCGTCGAGGGCATCGACCTGGAGATAGAGTCATCCCCTTTCAAAGAGGCAGCACCGGCTATAACATAGCAGCTCTCGCAGTGGCCACCGGCATTCCCCCGCAGTTCCTGCTAGACGATTCGCTGCCGGACGGTATGATTGAGTCGATGATCGTAGCATACAACCGCATGAACCAAGGGTGACACATGGGCATTGAGACCTCCAAGTCGGGCACCGGTGTCTACGTCAACCTTGAGGACTTTCATTTTCTCGCCGTGAACTTCAAGGCCGTCGAGCCGCTGCTCTATAAAGAGCTAACGGCGACCTTGAAGGCGGCGGGGATGATCGTCGCCGCGCAGGCGAAGCAGAACGCCTCCTACTCGTCCAAGATCGCGGACGCCATCAAGGTCTACATGTCGGGGCTTTCGATCTATGTCGGGCTTCCACGCACCGACTTCCGGGCCGTAGAGGAGTACGCGCCGGGCGGCTGGGACCACCCGGTATTCGGGCCGGTGTTCTCACTGCCGCAGGTGTGGCAGACGGCGCGTCCGTACCTGTCCCCGGCGCTGGAGACCAAGAGCGATGAGGTTTCCGTCCTGGTATTCGCCGCTGTCTCAGAAGCACTCGATGGAGCGATGGACATATAAGTGGCGAATACTTGTCATCGTGGACATGCGTGGACCCCGGAGAACACAAGGGTATATCCGAATGGGTACCCCTCGGGAACGCGCGTGTGCCGCGCATGCCGTCGGGACTACGATGCTGGCCGGGTGGGGCAGCGGCCTTATCAGGACCAACTCGGCCACATGAGGCGCAAGTATGGCCTGACCGAAGACCGGTATGTCGGCTTATTGGTTGACCAGGACTGCTGCTGCCTCGGCTGTGGCTCCGATTCGAGCCTCGGATCTGGTGGTAAGCTTCAGCCATGAATAGGGACTTACAGGAAGCCTTTCGAAGGGTGGCCGAGGCCGGAGAGCAAAACGGTCAGGGCAATGGCTACCGCCGCGCCCCCGTCATCCCGGCCAGCGTCCCGGAGCTGCCTGATCTGAGCGAGATTCGGCGCGACTTGCAGCGCACGCTGGAGCGCCTGGGCCGATCATGTGGAGGCGAGCCGTGGCAGATAAACTAGTCCGAGTGATGGTCAGCGCCGACACAGCGCAAGCTCTGCGCTCGTTCGGCGAACTCTCCGTCGCCGCCAACGGCGTCGCCGACGAGGGCGCCGCCAGCATGGACAAGATGGCGTCTAGCGGCGGCAAGCTGACGCAGCTGGGGGAGAAGCTCGGCAGTTGGGGCGTCCCCTTCTCCGGCTCCATCACGAACGTCGGCAAGAAGTTCGACGACGCCGACTCCAGCGCGGGCAAGTTCGGCGCGCTTATGCCTATGATCGGCGTCGCGGTCGGCGCGGCGGTTATCGGCATAGGCGCCGCATCGCTCGACATGGCGGACAAGTTTGACAAGGCCACGAACCAGCTCGCGGCAAACGCGGGCATCTCCCAGGCGGCCGCGAAGGGGATAGGCGACGCGTTCCTGAACACTGCCGGCACGTCGATATTCACCGGCACGACGATCACGAAGGAGTACGCGGGCGTTGCGGCACAGCTGGACGCGACGCAGGGGAAGGCGCTCACCTCTGGCCAGGCGATGACCGTGATGCGCGCCGCGATGGACGGCGCCACGGCCACGGGCGAGTCGCTCGGCTCCGTCACGTCTGCGCTGGCAAACACGATGCAGGCGTTCGGCGTCAAGGCCAACGGCGCGGCCGGGACCATGAACACGTTGTACGAGGCTGGCGTCATATCGGGCACGGGCATCACGGGAGTGGCCTCCGCCGTCTCGAAGATGCACTCCCAGCTTGGTGATCTGACCCCGCCGCTCGGTCAGATCGCGGGGCTACTCGACGACCTGAAGGAGCACGGCGAGACGGGTAGGCAGGGGCTCACGGCTGTCACGACCGGCATCACGTCGCTTATCAAGACGGCGCAGCTCACCCCAACCGCCATCGGCGCGATGACGGGCGCGGCGGCGCAGAACGAGTCTGAGTTCCAGTCGCTGGGGCTGAACGTGTTCAATGCCCAGGGGAAGTTCGAGGGCATCGGCGCGGTGATGGCCCAACTGAAGCCGAAGCTCGACGGTATGACCCAGGCGCAGCAGCTTCAAACGCTGGGCGTCGTGTTCGGCACCTCTGCAAACAAGAAGCTGCTGGACACGATCATGGCTGGCCCCGGCGTTCTCCAGAAGGACACGGACGCGGTCACAAATACCGGCCTCGCACATGCTGCCGCCCAGAAGGCGATGCAGAACATGGGCGACCAGATGAAGATTATCGGCGCGACCGTCGATGATGTGGGCACGAAGATCGGTGAAGTGCTGATGCCTGTCCTGGTCAGGATTGCCACCAGTATCGTGCCGATAATCTCCCACACGGCCGATTGGGTCGAGAACCTGCGCGGCCTCTGGAGCGGCCTAGGCGACGTGGTGACAGGGATTGGCAACGTGGTTGGCGCCTTCGTCGGCTTCGTCGCGAAGATCCCCACGCCCGTACTGATCGGGCTGGCGGGCGTTATCATGGCCACGCTGATTCCGACGTTGGTTAGTCTGGCCATCTCAACCGCTACGACGGCTGGCGCAATGGTGGCCGGATGGGCGACTGCGGCCGCTGGCGCGGTCGCGAGTGGCGTGACCGCGGCGGTCGCGTGGGTCCCGGCGCAGCTAGGCGCGATCGGCGCGGCTGTCGCGGCGGCGGCGAGTTGGGCAATCGCAACCGCGGCCATGGTGATTGGCGCCGTAGGCGCCGGCATCGCTATGGCCGCCGCGTTCCTGCTGCCCCTTGCGCCCTTCATCCTGATCGGTCTCGCGGTCGCGGGGCTCGTCGCGCTCGTGGTCCTCAACTTCGGCAAGATCAAGACCTTCGTTTCCGGCGTGGTGTCTGACATCACGGGCTTCTTCACCACGGCATGGGGCGATGTCACCTCCGGCGTCAGCGGCATGATCGACAAGGTGGAGGGCTTCTTCGAGCAGTTGCCAGGGAAGGTTACGGCCGTTTGGAGCACGATCACCTCGGGCGTCGGCGGCTTCATCTCTGGCATCGTCAGCTTCTTCGCGAGCTTGCCCGCGAAGATTGGACAGGCCATCTCCGGCATGGCCGGCATCCTCGGGAACGCCATCAAGAGCACTATAAACAACATCCCGGGAGCGGGGGCAATTGCGAAGGTGCTCGGCTTCGCCGGGGGCGGATACGTGACCCAGCCGACTCTGGCTTTGATAGGTGATGCCGGCCCCGAGTACGTCATCCCCCAGCAGCTTCTCACCACCAGCTTCGCCCGTGCACAGTCGCTCCCCGCTATCGCGTCCACCAGCGCCGCAGGCGGCGCTGGTGGCGCGGGCGGACCGGGTGGCGCCGGCGCGGGCGGTGGTGTCTATAACATCACCGTGAACGCCGGCATCGGGTCCGCGCCGCAGGAGATTGTGAACCAGCTGAAGATTTACATGCAGAACACCGGGACGATCCCGATCCGGGTGACCGGCTGACGTGGCCGCGCCAACCGTCCAGGTCCTCGTCGGCTTCAACGTCATACCCGGCTCTGGGCCCCTGTTCCGGCTGGACGATCCCGTTTATGGCCTGCTGGACTCCACAGACGTGCTGGGCGGCGCAGGCGCGATGCCGCCCTGGACCGACGTGTCGGCGCATGTATCGGGCCAGATCGCGACAGGCCGGGGCCGCTCCCGCGAGACCGACCAGTTCACCACCGGCACATGCTCATTCACGCTCCGCAACGAGTCCCGCCTGTTCGACCCGACGAACACCGCGTCCATGTACTATCCCGGCGTCGTGCCCCGGACGCCAGTCCAGATACTCGTAGCAGGCGTACCTGTGTTTACCGGCATCGTCGACGACTATGACGTGAGCTACCAGAAGCCGAACATCTGCACCGTTGCGGTCACTTGCCTTGACGCGTTCTCGATCCTGGCGAACACATACGTCGTGAACCAGAGCCTGGTTCAGCAGCAGAGCGGCGCGAGGATCCTCGGCCTGCTGGCGCTCAACGGCTACGCGGCGCCGACCAGCATTGCCGCAGGCCTGGCGACGATCCAGGCGGGCACGTATGGCACGTCATTCCCGGGTGACGTTGTGCTGACCGACATGCAGAACATCTCGGCGTCTGAGTGGGGCTTCCTGTTCGTCGACGCGAACGGCGTGATCCAGTTCCACGACCGGTACTGGATCGCAGAGTCTGAGCAGGCGTATGGGTTCGCCACGACCTTCTCGGACGTTGCCGCCGACATCGCAGCCGGTGCCTTCGGCTACTTCGACGTTGGCATGGTGAGCGCAACCCGTCTGTTGTATAACCAGGTCCTTGGCACCCGCAACGGTGGCGCTCAGATGGCGGCGAACAACTACACCAGTCAGATCCGTTACCAGCTCCGCAGCCTCTCGCTCCCAACCGTTGAGAACGTGAACGATGCAGCAGTGCTGGCGCTCTGTAACTGGGTGCTGAGCATCTACCAGAACCCCGTGGTGCGCTTCGATACGCTTGAGATTGAGATGGCGGGGCTGAGCCCGACGCAACAGGCGTCGCTGGCCGCGCTCGACCTGATGTCGCTTGCGTGGGTGAAGCGGACTCCGCCGGGCGGCGGGACACCAGCGGTGATCGCGATCCCGTCGTACGTCGAGTCGATCAACTACGCGCTCGATGCCTCCGGGTCCACATACCGCGTGAAGTTCGGCTTCGGCACCGTGCCCGCCTTCGGCTTCGTGCTGGACAGCGCCACGCTTGGCGTCCTCGACGTTAACCAACTACCCATCTAGTCCGAGAAACGGGCAGCATAGGAGGCGACATGGCGCAACCGAACTTCACGCTAGGCCAGATCCTCACGTCGCCCGAGATGAACCAGCTGGCCGACATGGTGCTGTACCCAATCGCCGTATCCGCGTCCACGAACCCCCTTGTCGCGGGAGGGGCCTACATCGTCACCACGGGCGCTAGCGCCCTCACGATGACGCTTCCCGCCCCAGGCGTCGCCGGGAACATCATCGCGGTCAAGAAGGCCGACAACACGGCCGGGACGATCACGATCAACTCGGGCATTTATGGCGACTTCCTCGGCCCGGGCATCCCTGCATCAACCACCACGATCCAGATCTCTGCTGTTGGTGCTTCCATCACCCTGCTGTGTGACGGCGGAAACTGGCACGTCGTCGCAGGCGCGCAGGATACGGGCTGGCTGCCGATTCCCACGTACACCAACTCGTGGTTCAGCTCGAGCGGACCAGCCACGGGTGGCACGGTTGCGGGCTACCGGGTTACTGGCGATGTCGTCCGGCTGGGTGGCATAATCTCGGGCGGGACGACCGGCCAGTCGGCCTTCACGCTACCGGCCACCGCGTACCCGGCGCGCAACCTGACCCTCATGTCGGCCGACACCTCCACTCCGACCATCTGTAAGTGGGCGGTCGGTACGACCGGA